GGTTAGATCTGAAGGTTTATTTGTTGTTGCAGCGTTCAGGACTGATTTAGAAGTATCTAGAAAAGCTATGGCTGAGGTTTTACGTGGTAGTATGAGAGGATTTTCTATAGCTGGTAATGCTAAATCGAAAGAAATTCGTTGCGAGCATGGAAAATGTTGGACTGAAGTAAATGATCTAGAAATCTATGAAGTGACACTTTGTGTTGCACCGATGAATCCAAAGTCATATATAACTGATATTATTCAAAAACCTGATCCAATGATTTGTCCTGAGTGTTATGACACCAATCAATTAGAGTTTGATTCCAGTTTAAGAACTAGATAAATTTAATTATTACCAATTTTTGGTAAAAAATAGACACCTATCTTATTTTCTATTAATATTGTAATTACAAGTCCTGTAAGGAGGGGCAAAGTATGGCTTCAAATACTTCAGAGCTTCTGCCTATTCTGAAGGCTTTGCGGGAATATATCGTCAAAGAGTATGGGGTAAATTATCCTCCCCATGTTCGTGGCGAAGATGCTTCCGGCAAAGATCTTCCGAGTAATTGGGTAGATAAACTAGCACCTCTGAGTGGTGGGGACACGGTTGGACGTGACGCTCACGGATCTCAGGGAAGCAAGAGTACTCGGTCTGGTGCACAAGGCACTGACCCTTATATCCACAAGTCTGACCTTGAAGCGATGTTGAAAGACTTCGCCAAGCATTTTGTCGATGGACGACCTGTTCAGGCTGGCTCAGAACGTGCCGATGGCATGCATGGAGCTGGTGGATTTTCATATCCTGGCGATGGCCAGCGCATTCCTGAAGGTCGTGGACTTGGAAAAGAAGGACACGAAGAGATGGAAGGCGAAGACATGATGGGCAACGGTATGGACGACATGGTCGAAGATGTTGAAGACGATGAAATGGTTGTTGACGACGAAGCTGAAGATGTAGGCGACGACGAAGAGTGGATGAATGGCGATGAAGAGGGTGTAGAGAAAAACTACATGTCTCGGTCTGCCGATGGAATCTCTGAGTTGTTGAAAGACATCAAAGGTCTTTTGTCTTCTCGCCATCAGGAAAAGCAGGAATACGCTGCGATTCAGTCTGATATTAGTGACCTAAAGAAGTCCGTTAATACCCAAGTCCGTGATGGGATCAAAAAGGGATTGAAGCAATTTAATCTCAATCCATCTCGTGGCGACACTATGTCCCGTTTGGGAGATGGTGAGGAATCTTCGGTTCTTGGTGGGGTGCCTCAGCCTGTCGAAATGCCCGATCAGCGGATTGGAGTCGAAGGCGAGTCTTTCCAGAAGAGTTCTGAAGAAGAGGGTCAAGAGCAGTTCGTTAATGGAATCGAAGAAGTTACGTCCCGCACGGATGTGAATGACCTTCGTGGCCATTTCAAGCTAGTCAATGGTATGCGTAACCAGACTGGTGAGCTGACCCCTCACACTTTGTACTACTATCCCACCCAGCGCAATGGGAACAGGGGGGGTAAATAATGGCTACCACCAATGACATTAGCATAGCCCAATATATATCATCGGCAGAGCGGAACCTTCGTAGTTCCTTGATGCCGCCTGGGTACTTTGCTAAGCAGACTTATCTGCAAGTAGCGGATGTGTTCACTGCTACCTATGGCCGTAAGGTCTGGGACGCATTGAATAACCAGACTCGTTTCTGGAACATTCTTCGTAAAGTACAGTGGGGGCCAACGACTGGTTGGCGTTTGCGGTCTGATAGGGGTGATAATCGCTCTCGGCCCGTAACGGAAACTGGTTCGATTCCCACTATCGATGTTTCTAACTACGTCAATGTGGATTCTGCTCCACGTATCGTAGCTACTGACTTCGGTGTTTCACTCAAATCCCAGATCATGAGCGGTCTGGAAGGTGGTATGGGGGATAACCTCGCTGTAGAGCAAGAAGCTGCTGCGAGGGACCACATCAAAGAGCTGAACCAGGAACTCCTGCTTCGCTCCAATACCATCTGTACTACCGCTGGTGCATCGGGAACTGGTGAGATTCTAAGTGCTGGTAATACCTTCCGAGTTGGTGACACCATTGGTGGAACCACTATCGGAGATGGCGGCATCACTTATAACGGTCTAGACGCTCAGAGTGACGCTACCTTTAGTGGTGGCGGAAGCTTGACTGACGGCGAGATTATGTACGCCAAAGCCCGTGCTGGTTTCACTTCTCTTGACGACATTGTCGAACAAGATGCTCGTGTTATAGCCGGTGTCACCGTTACCAACGGTTCTGACGTATATAACCAAGCTACTCGTGCTGCTGGTGGACACGTAGCGGCTGCTACTGTTCTCAGTAATAGCGGTACAGGTCGTAACCTCACGTTGGCCCTGTTAGATCAGGCCATTCGTGAAGTGCGTGTAAATGGTGCTGACCCTGACGTAATTCTGATGGGTTATGACCAGTTTGACCGTCTGTCTTC